AAGGTAACAACTCTTCTTGAAGATGAGGATAACAAAGAACTTAAACTTAGGGTATTTGTCTCTGGTGGTGGATGTTCTGGATTTCAATATGGGTTTACTTTTGATGAAGAGGTTGCGGAAGACGACCGAGAGGTAGAGAAAGATGGTGTTACTCTACTAATTGACTCTGCAACATACCAATACCTAAACGGATCTGAAATTGACTATACCGAATCTATTTCGGGCTCCCAATTTACAATTCGTAATCCAAATACCACCTCTACATGTGGGTGTGGTTCATCATTCGCAGTTTAATTTGAAGGAAGCGTGGCAGAGCGGTTTAATGCTACAGTCTTGAAAACTGTCGTGGGTCTCCACCCACCGTAGGTTCGAATCCTACCGCTTCCGCCATTCAGAACTTTTGTAATTCGTATAAATATAAACATGGAAAATTATTTTGGTAAAAATGGGTTCGTATGGTTTGTCGGTGTAGTCGAAGACAGAATGGACCCAGAAAAATTAGGTAGAGTTAGAGTTAGAGCTCTCGGTCATCACACCGTCGATAAAGCTGCTATCCCAACAGAGGATCTTCCGTGGTCTACTGTTATGTCACCAACAACAAACCCGTCAATGGACGGCCTTGGTACAACTCCGCCGTTTCTTGTAGAGGGTTCGTGGGTATCAGGTTTCTTCCTCGACAAGTTTAAACAAGATATGGTTGTTGTTGGTACACTTCCAGGTTTTAATACAACACTCAAGACTGAAAATAAGGAATATCTGAAAGCACAAGGTTTTAGAGATCCAACGGGTAATTATCCTAGGAACATAGAACCAGATACTAATAAATTAGCTCGTGGTGATTTTGCGGAGTATCATGATTCATTATTGATACGAAGGATGTATAGGATAACTGATGTCCCCAAGGCAACTAAGGCTTATGTACCAACGGTTGGTGGTGCTGACGGAAATAACGAAACCCGATCGTCTTGGGATGAACTTCCACCGAAGTCTAATACCTATACAAAATATCCATATAACCATGTTTCTGAATCAGAGTCTGGTCATGTAGAAGAGATTGATGATACTCCTGGTGGTGAAAGGTTAATGACATACCATCGCTCTGGTACATTTGAAGAAATTCATCCGAATGGGGACAAAGTAGTTAAAGTAATTGGTTCGGGGTTTGAAATAACTCTTGAAGATAAGAATGTACTGATTGAAGGTGCATGCAATATTACAATATCTGGCGATTGTCGACAACTTGTGAAGGGTGACTACACTCTTGAGGTTGAAGGTGACATGTCTACTAAAGTTCATGGCTCTTCATACACAAAAACTGGTAATAACTACTTCGAAATTATAGGATCGAAATCTTCTAATATAAATGGTTCAGAGTACGAAAACATTGGTGGTTCCTCTACTGTAACTACTGGCTCTACATTCACTATGACAAATGGTGGTAACCATATAGTAACCGCTCCAAGGATTGATTTAAACTAATGGCAAATAAATTAGCTACAAATAACGCAGTTGCTGGTAATATCTCAATAGAAACATTTGAGATGGAGTCTCTTCGGGATAAGATTAAGAGTGATATATCATCAAGGTATATTAAAAACAGTAATCAATCAATACCAAAAGTTTCTGATGCCTCAACTCTTCAAGAAAAGATATATGATTCATTGTCTATACCTAAGTATTACTCTGAAGTTAAGACTATTGAGGATACAGACTCGACAAATGATGCGTCTGCTATAGCATACCCCTCTACTGAGAAATTGGCATTTGAGAGAATACGTATTGGTACTGAATATTCCGTTATGGATCCAGCACTCCAAGCAGAGATTATGGCACTCCCATCCGCAGAGTTTGGATTCGGTGCAGATGATTTAAACTATACAAAAGAAATGGTTGAAGCGAGAGGCGGTACTGAGGGAACAGAGAATACAGAGCATCAGCATAAGCCTAATAATACTACTGAATCTGTAACAGTAGTATGTGGCAACCTAGGTGTTGTTACAGATGGAACTAAATTAAGTAATTCCTTTACACTTGGAAGTCTTTCATCTTCTGCGCATTTCCCACATACAGTCGTTGCACAGAATGGTTTAAGTAAAGATGAGATTATATGTAACCTTAAAGGATTAGCGGAAAACGTCCTCGATAAGGTTAAAGCGCAGTATCCAAATCTGCTGATTACTTCTGGTTTCCGGAGAGGTTCTGGTGGGTCACAACATCTTAAAGGTCAAGCTGCAGATTTTCAGTTCTCTGGATTGTCTGATGTAGGTTATTTTGAAGTGGCTAAATGGATATCGGAAAACACATCTTACGACCAACTACTACTAGAGTATAAAAATACTGGTTCAGGTAACCCGTGGATTCACGTTTCCCACAATAATGAGGGTAATAGAGGACAGGTTATGACATTCCATAACCATCGCAGACACTCATACGGATTAGTGGTGGTGTCTTAGTTGGCTATTGACACACCAGTACCATCAGTTAATAGAGAAACAGATTTCTCACATACCTTTACATATACATCAGAAGGTCTTGAGGTTGTTGAGTCGATTACAGTAGTGCCACTTGATACGGATTCTGGTGTAGAGGTTGATGGTGATACTATATCGGGTAGGTATAACGATATATTTGAAGATGTTCTTAAATACTTTACAGTTGGACTCTCGGACAAAATAGAAGTTCCTACTGAGGTAATTGGTACGTCAAATGTACCAGATAATAACACAGTCTTTTCATTGAGAGAAGACCCTAGGTTTTCTGTAATTATGCAATATGACGTCACTGTGGTCCACACGCTTGGAACAGTAACCGAAACAATAGATCATGAAGTATTAAATGTAATAGGTTCTGGAATGAACTTTTTGAACGGATGGATACCATATAATGTCTAATGAACACAGATTTGAAGTTCTTATTAACGGGACTATAAATACTTATAATAAATTTGAGGATATACCAATGGTCATAGAGAATATTATTTCTTTTGCACCAAGTTATATTCCTCCACCTCATACAGAGAAAGAACATCTTGAGAATTCGGGGTGGATGGACAAATTTAAAGAGTTGAAGGATAGGGAAACTAAATGAGCGCTGCAACTAGAGTAGGTGATGCTGATGTATCCCATTGCTCTGGAATGGTCAGAGCTCAAGGGTCTGGTAATGTGTTTGTAAATAGGATACCGTGGTCAAGACAAGGTGACCATAATACAACACATTTAATTCCCGGATCTCCGTGTCCTGCCCATACTGCACCAATATCGACTGGGAGTTCCTCTGTGTTTATAAATGGTAAGGGCGCAGGTAGGGTTGGTGATGCAATCTCTGGTTGTACAGCAGTTGCTGCAGGTTCTTCAAATGTTTTTGCTGGTGGGTAACTATATCCACTTGGTATTTTATTATAAATAATAATACTATAAAAAGGTAATAGGTTTATGGCAATACAAACATCAGCACATACAGACGCCCAAGGGACAAATATTTCTAGTCGTTCGACTAAGATTTGGAAAGACCTGAACCTAAATTTTACCAAACACCCTCTTACTGGTGATGTTAACCGTGTATTCGATGTTGAGTCTATTAAACGGTCTGTTCGGAACTTAATATTAACAAACTATGGTGAGAGACCGTTTCAACCTTGGATTGGTTCTAATATTCGGGCATTATTGTTCGAGCAAATGGACCCGTTTACTATATCAGCACTAGACACACAGATTAGAACGTTATTAGAGAACTTTGAACCTAGAGTGCAACTTACTGATCTTAATATTAATGCATCGGACGACAACTCCCTGCGAGTTACGATACATTTTTCAATAAACAATTCAGTATCAGATGAAATACATACGTTTGAAACTCTGCTAGAAAGGATAAAATAGATGGCAAATTCAACAACAGAACAAGACTTCTTTCAAATAAAAGAAAACTTGAAAGACTATATGAGAGATCAATCAGATTTTGCTGACTATGATTTCGATGGTTCTGCTATGTCAAATTTACTTGACGTATTAGCTTATAACACACATTACTCGGCAATCACAGCCAACATGTCAGCGAACGAAATGTTCCTTGATACGGCACAGTTAAGACATAATGTTGTATCTCATGCAAAGGCTCTTGGTTATACACCACAGTCAACTCGTGCAGCAACATCAACTATTACTATAACAGGTTCTTCGACATCAACTAGTCCAGTTACAATGGCACGTGGAACTGTATTCTCTTCGTCTGGTGATACTGCTTATAAGTTTATTACACTTAAAGACTATACAGCAACACCCGTAGCAGGAGCAATTACGTTTTCAAATGTTGTTGTATACCAAGGTAAATTGCTTACTAATTCATTTACTGTAACTGATGGAGCCCAAGAGTTCGTTATACCGAATAAGCAATGTGACACATCTTCAATGCGTGTTACTGTTTCCCCATCCGAAACATCAACAGATAAAATTACCTACACATTATCAACAGGCCTCGGTGATAACTTAACCAACTCAAAAGTATACTTCCTCGACGAAGTTAATGAGTCTGTTAAAATATACTTTGGAGATAACTTAATTGGTAAGAAACTTGATACAGGTAATGTGGTTAAAGTTGAATACCTTAAAACTGATGGTATCGACGGTAACTCTATATCAACACTCGCGTTAACATCTGTTATTTCTGGTGTTACGGCTGTTGGAGTGACGGCGTCAAAAACATCTGGTGGTACTGGTATTGAAACTATAAAGTCTATTAAAACTAATGCACCATTTAACTACGCGGCTCAAAATAGGGCAGTGACTACGGATGACTATAAAGTAATCATCAAGAAAGTATATCCAAATACCAAATCTATTTCAGTTTGGGGTGGAGAAGATAATAACCCTGCGGTATATGGTAAAGTGTTCGCTTCAATCAAGCCAGCATCTGGTTCATTCCTCACAAATGAAACAAAAGAATATATTAAAACCTCTCTTAATAGGTATAAAGTTGCATCTATTATACCAGAGATTGTTGACCCGGATTACTTATACTTAATGCTTGACGTTTCGTTTAAGTATGATTCTGGTTTATCTTCATTAACATCATCAGAGCTTGAAACTAAGGTTCAGAAGACTGTAACTGATTATGATACAAATGTTCTAAATGAATTTTCAGGTTTATATAGAAACTCAAACCTAACTTCACTTGTTGACGAAACTGATAACT